TCGAGCTCGTTGTCCTTGCGCGCGGGGTGCTCCGCCTGGAGCTCTGCCCACCGCTTACGAGGGAGAGCTTCGATGGTGAACACGATCACGTCGGCCTCGGCGCGCTTGGCGATCTCGCGCACCTTCTTCTCGGCGGCAGGTCGCTTCGACCCGCTCATCCGAGGGTCGCGCTTCTCGGTCTCCGTGACCTCTGCCAGCTCGGACAAGGCGGCGGTGTACTCCGCAAGCAGCGTCGGATCGGCCCAGAACTCGACCGTGTCACGACCCCGCTTGGTTCCCAGCTTGCTCACAATGGCTCCTTCGGCTCTCGGCTCTAGGTGGTGCCCCCCGCCCAGCCCAGAGCCGGGGAGGCTGGGCGGGGGTGTCTGTGTCAGCCGGCAGCGGCGACCGCGACCTCGACCTGGACGGAACCGGAGACGAAGCCGGTCCACGAGGACCGGATCACCGAGTTCGCCTCGGGGGCCACGTCCTGCTTCACACCCGGCTTGAACGGGATGACCGTCACCTTGTCGCCGGCAGCGAAGGCGTCGTCGAACGGCACGCCACGGCGGCGAACGAGGAACATGTTCGTGCCCTCGACCAGCGTGTCGACCAGCTCGTTGTGCGTCGCCTCGTTGGCCGAGTTGGTGTTGTCGATGCCCTGGAGCGTCAGGCTGTAGGTCTTGCGACCCGGCTGCCCGAAGGACTCCGTCGAGCACAGGCGCTCGTCCGTGATGGTCGCCTGGTCCACGGTCAGCGCGAAGCCGTCCGGGGTCAGGTAGCACGACACGTCGGTGCCGGCGGTGAGCTCGCTCACCTTCGGTGCGGCAGGGTCCGCGATCGACGGGACGAGCCAGGTTGCAACGTTGCCGTCGCTCGGGGTGCTGGGGATGTCAGCCATTAGGCTTCTCCTTCTCTGTGGCCTCAGTGGTTTCCGGCTCGCTCGGAGCCGACTCACGCGAGGCCGACAGGCCCGCGAGCTTCTTGTAGTGCTTCGGGGGACGCGGAACCGCAGCAGGCGGGTATGCCTTCTGCTTCACACGCTCGAAGCGACCCGAGACAACAGCCGGGTCAGTCTCCAGGCGGTCGAACTCGTGCTTGGTCTGGGGGTCGCGCACGCGGACCCACATGGGATGGGGCATCAGGCACCTCCGGGGGTAGCCGTGTACTCGAACTCGAGGACCGTGTAGACGGGGTGCGATGTAGTGACGTCGCGGTCAACGTCCAGCGGTCGGGTGTTGAACAGCTCGACCGGCGACGTCAGCCAGCCGGCAGCCGTCGGGCGCTTGCCGTCGAGGGCGTCGATCACCTTTTGGGCGACCTGACGAACCTGCTGCGACGCCTTGCCCGTGACCGTCGCGCGGATCACGCAGCGGTGAGCCTGACGAGTGCGCGTCATCGACCGCGACCAGACGTTCGGGATCGACTGCTGGACCGCGACGAACGGAAGCGCCGCAGTCGACGGAGCCTCGCCGTCGTAAGCCCGGTTGCCAGTGCCGCCCGGATCGCCCGACGTCGACACCCACACGAGGCCGCCTGCCGTCAGGAGCGCACCCACTCCCGACGCCAGTCCTTGCGCGCTCACAGCAGCCCCTCGATCGCCTTGCCGAGAAACTCCGGGAGCGCCGCTTCCTCAGCGCGGATCGGCCCGTCGATGTCGACTGTGCCGCCACCGCGCGAGGTGCCGAAGAACGCGATGTTCGCCAGCGCACCACCGCGGCGTCCCTTGTCCGGGCCGACCTCGTAGGACGCGCGACCGATGCCGTAGGACTGGTCGTAGTTCACCGAGCCGGCCGCACCCTTGAAGTGAGTCGACGCAGCCAGGTTCTCGTTCAGCCCGTCGGCGATGTTCTGAGCGCCCTTCTTGAGCACCTCATCGACCTTCGGGAGCGCCTTCGACGGGATCTTGCCCAGGTCGTTGGCGAGACGGCGGAGTTCGTCAGTCATCACTCGACTCCCCGAAGTCGTTGTCGTCGTCCACCACCAGCCGGTAAGCGGTGGCGGCGGACTTGTGGAGCAGGCCGCGCACGGTGAACTCGCGGCCCACGAGGTTGGCGTCCAGGGCGCACGCGGTCACCGTCACGACGTCGCCGACCTCGGGCCGGTACGACTCGATCGGCAGGTGCACCGCATACCGCTGGATCGCCGCCCGACCGCCACCGACCTCGACGTCCCGCTGCACGGGCTCGTAGGTCTGCACGCGACCAGGGCCGGAGTAGAGGGGCGTAAGGATCGGATCGAACGTCTCGGGATCCAGGGCGCCCGTATCGCGCCCGATGGATACCGTCGTGCCGGTCTGGGCGAAGTAACGAGCGGCCAAGGCGCGCCCCGCTCGAGTGGCGCCGTCGGCCGTCACGGGTCAGGAACCCATGTCGTCGGCGTGATCCACGTCCCGCAGTCCCGCCGATCCGGCAGGCCATAGGGCGTGATGGTGAACGACCGGCCCGAACCCGTATCCGGCATGAGCAGGTCCCACTCGATGTCCGTCAGGAACAGGTCGCCGCGGGCTGCGTTCGCGTCGAGCTGGTAGTAGTAGTCGTCGATCCGCTCCGACGCCTTGCCGTCAGGGTTCTGGATCTTGCGGATGACCGCGTTCGACTCGACCATCACGACGACCTGATGCGACGGGTTGCCCGCCGTCACAAGGTCGGAGAGGTTCGGGATCCTCGACCGGACGATGAGCTCGACGTCCGAGAGCCAGGCTTCCACCTGGGCGATCTCGGAGTCGGTGGCGATGGGGCGGCCGAGCCGTGCGGCCACGTCTTCAACGGTTGCGTAAGGCACGACCGCCCCACCTCCTGTGTTCTGCTGTCAGCCGTCAGGTCAGGAAGCGGCCGTGCGGTAGAGAACGAACGCCTTCGGGTCGGCGACCACGAAGCCAATCTCGATCTCCGCGCGGACGGCGAACATGTTGCGCTGCCAGAGGTTGAGCTGCGTGCCGCCGTCGTTCAGCGTGGCCTGGTCCGAGAACGAGACCTTGACGCCCTCGACCGTGCCCCAGAGGGCCTGGTCCCACTGACCCACGATGCCGAGCGACGTGAAGTTGGTGGTACCGACGCCGGACCCATCCAGGTCCAGACCGGTCGCACCGACGAAGCGCGAGCGGAAGACCGGACGGCCGAAGACCGAACCGACGCCGCGCGAGTTCATCGCCGAGGGGATGAACAGCGGCGAGCCGGCCGTGGTCGTGGCGCCCATGAGCAGCGCCTCACCGGTCGGCGTGATCGCGATCCCGTTGGCGTCGTAGCCGTTGTCGGCCACCTTGGTGATGCCCGCGAGGACGTCGCCGTAGGTGTCCGTGCCGTCGAGCTGGACAGTGTCCGCGTTGGTGGACGCGGCCTTCGTCTCGTCGTACAGCGACCCGATCTGCGACCGGTTGCCGTAGAGCGCCTCGGCGTCGAACTTCCGGGCGAGCGCGTTCGGCAGGCGGCGCGCGAGCTCGGCGTACAGGCCGGGCAGGTCGCGGCGGAACTCGTCCGAGAAGGGCTCGATCACGGCGAGCTTCTTCGGGGTCAGCACGAGCTTGTTCAGCGTGTGCCGCGAGACCGGCTTCTCGGCGGTCTCAGCGACCCAGTCTGCCGTCGGCTCGCCCGAGATCACCGGGATGGTGAGGCCGTAGCCGGGGACGGAGACGCGACGGGCGAGGGTCTGCACGACCGACGCCTCCTGCATCTTGGCGATGATCTCCGAGGAGACCTCCTTGGGCAGAAGGTCCGCCACATTGGTGGTGGTGCGTGAAATGTCGACCATGACAGGTCCTTTCCGGGGTTACCCCCCGAGCTGAGAGTTGAAGAACTCGGCGAACTGGTCCGCGGCGGACCCCTTCGCTGCGCCCGACCCGGCTCCCTGGGAGGGGTCAGGCTTGGGCGACGTCGGCGCGCTGAGCCGAGCCATGAGGACTTCCGCCTTGGCAGAGATCTCCTGCTCGGACTCGCCGGTCAGGAACTCCACGAGGTCAGCCGGGACGCCCTTCGCGAGCGCCACGCTGTTCCGCAGGTTCTGGCGGGTGATCTCGGCGAGCTGGGACTGCGCTTCCTGCGCCGCCCGCTGTGCCCTCTCCAGCTCGGACAGGTTCGCTGCCTCGATCTGGTCGAGCTGAGCCTTGAGCTCGGCCGCCTGCTTCTCAGCAGCCGCCCGCGCCTCCCGCTCGCTCTTGAGGGCCTTCTCGCCGTTCGGACCCAGGGGCTTGTCGGCAGGGTCGCCCTGCGTGGCCTCGGGGTTCTGTGCGCCCTCGGCGGGCGCGCCGGTCTGCTCCGACATTGGGTGTCTCCCGAATCGCTCGGTGGTGAACCCCGCCCGCATCGCACGGGAAGGGAAGTCAGAAGATGTAGGCGTTGGCGCGCAGCAACCGGAGGTAGTCCTCCTTGCTGGTCGCGATGCGCGCGATCGTCTCGGGCATCAGTCGCGCCTTGCCACGAACGCGTGACCCGTACAGGCCGCGCTTCGAGGTGCCGCTCGTGGTGACGAGGGACTTGCGACCGCCCACCTGCGCCACGCTGACGCCTCGGCGTGCGTTGACGACCTGGTGAATATCGGCGCCGTTGCGGATCGCCTCAGCGCCCGCAGCGGTGAACGTGCGGGCCTGCTCGTCGGGTGAGAGCGAGTCGAAGTAGTCGAGCGGGCTCACCGTCATGTCGCCGGCCACCGACTCGCTGGCCGGGATGTGCCGGCAGTCGCAGCCGGGGTGACGCGCGAACCCTTGGCTCTTGCGGTACCACTGGCCCGCGAGGATCACGCAGCGCGAGCACGACGGGGGAGTGAGCATCCGCACGTAGCCCGAGACCGGACGTACGCCCATCGCCAAGCTCTCGGCATGGCGCCCCGTGTCCGAGAGCGCCGTGCCGAGAGACAGGGTCAAGAACTGTCCGCCCGCGGTGAGTGCCTGTGCGACCGTCGAGCCGTCGGCAATCGCTGTCTTCGCCGTCGTGACCGACCCGTAGAGCAGCGACTCGAGCGGCCGGCCGTCACCAGCCGCACCGATCAGTGGGCGGGTGTCGATCCGTTCCGAGGTCGCGGCCGACTGGCCGGTCTCCTCGAGGACTGCCGGGATGAACGCCGCCGCACCGCGGGCAACGTTCGTCTGCGCCCGGTTCGAGATCGCCGTCAACGTCGTGCCGATCAGCGACCAGCCGGCGTCGAAGTTGTCACCGACCCGGCGCCACTGCCTGCTGGCCGCTGCCAGTGCCGCCGCTATCTCCGCCCGCTGCCGGCGGCTGTACTCCGTCGCCACTTGCGGGAGGGTCTGCGTCAGCACGGTTAGCCTCATCCTTCGCGTTCATCAAGCCCAGGTACGGGTCGCCGGACTCCTGCTTGAAGTACTCGCGCTCCCGGTCCTTGCGAGCGTCGGACCAGCCGAGCTCGTCCCAGGCGCCCTCGCGCGACAGGATCGGAACCCCGCCCGCGAGCTTCTGGAGTGCGTCCGCCTTCTGTGCGAAGGTCGGCGTGCCCGGGTCGTGCCACTCGACCTGGATGCGGTTGGAGTCGGGCCACGACCCCGTGATGAGTCGCTCGGCAATGCCGAACGCCCACCCGAGCGCGTTGCCGACGTTCGCGTTCTTGCGCTCGATGGCCTTGACCATCTGCGCCTCGTCCGCGCGGATCGCACCCTCAGCAGCCGGGTTCGACGTGAACTGGCCGAAGTACTTCACCGGGAACCCCGTGACGCTCGATGCGAGCTGCCCGTAGTGGTTCACCGTGTCGTGGAAGTTCTTGAGGTTCGCCGCGTCGAGCTGCCCCAGCTTCGCGTCAGGGTTGGCCGACGCCATGAACTTCCCGTAGTACGCCTCCCACACCGGCAGCGGCTTGCCGTCGGCGTCCACGAAGTCGCCCTGGGTCACGCCCAGCGCGTACCTCTGCGGGACGGCGAGCGTCTCCTGAGCGAGCTGCAGGTTGGTCAGCGTGCGGGCCGCAGCGTCCGTCAGCGGGATGATGTCGACCATCTCCGACGTGCCGCGCCACTCGCCCGTGCGACGTCGGTTCAGGAACATCACGACAGGCACCCGCCCAAGACGGTGGTCGTCGCGGTCAACCTGGAACCACGCGCCGCTCTTGAACTCCAGCCAGAGCGTGTAGTCCGGCATGTAGAGCGTCGCGTTCTGGGGCACGCCGTTCTCGACGTTGTACAGCCGCAACGCCGACTGGATCCGCCGCGTACGGCGATCCACCGAAACCGTGATCTCGCGGGGAGACTCCACGGTCATCAGCGGCGACTTCGGGTTGTCCGCGTTCGCACCGACGCACATGAACGCGCGCCCGTAGATCAGCAGATCCTTGTTCAGCAGCGAGAGCTCGGAGTCGAGGTTGTTCTCGCGCCAGAGGTTCATCAGATCCTCGTCGGCGACGTCGCTGCCCGGACGAAGGAGCGCCCGCACGTCCTGGCGGTTCTCGATCGTGTCGATGACGACCCGAGGCCAGTTCAGCGTCGTCTCAAAGCGTCGCAGAGTCGGAGGAACCGCCAGCCCGAGCTGTTCGAGCCGGCGGCTCCCGTCGTAGTACCGCGACATCTTCTCGTCATGCGGAGCCAGAAGCGTGGCCGTCTCCGTCAACTCGCCAATAATCGCCTTCTCGTCGGGAGTCAGTGCCACGATGCCTCCCTTAGCGGAATACGATCATTCGCCTGTCGGTTTCGGTCCAGCCCTCAGCGCGCATATCGGCAGCGGCCTCGTGCGCGAGCACATCGACCATGAGGACGTCGATCTTCTGGTGCTCGGACGGCTTGCCCAAGATGTAGCGGTCGCCATTCTTGGCAACCTTCCGGGCGTTCAATGCGTGCGTCTTCCACACCTTGTCTGCGGAATGCCGCGTCGCGCCCTCCGTCATGTCGACGAAGTAGCGGTCCAGAGCCGGGAACATGCGCCCGATCTGGTTCGTCGGCCACTGCAGCACGACCTTCTCGCCGTACTCCATCGCCCACTCGTCAATCTCGGTCTGCCAGTCGCGCGGGTCGCAGTACATCCGAGCGACCTTGTAACGCTTGAAGATCTGCTCGACCGCCGCCCGGACCTCGGCCCGGTCAATGCGCCCATGAGGGAGCACCGAGGGATCCCAGTACGCCGGCCGCTCCTCATTACCTACGAGGTAGGTCGGGGTGAACCGGTGACCGTCGACCGTCTCGGCACGAAGCGCCGTCCAGTCGGACGACGTCGAACCGTCAAACCCGAGGCAGATGCGCACCTCGCTCGAAGGCTCCGAAGTTCGCGCCTCGATGAGTTCCTCGTCGAGATACGAGCCCAGACCCTGCACGAGCCGATTGCCGAAGAAGCGTTCCGCCTGCGTCGGGTCCGTCTCGACCAGCTCGGCAGCCTCCGCGTCGATCGTGGCCGGGTCCACCCAGGGGGAGTCCTCGTACACATGGACGTGGATCTTGTGCCGGTCGCGCTTGTTGGCGTAGGACAGCTCAGGCGGCGGCTTGCGGTAGTAGCGGAAGATGTCCGTGGCCCGCGACTCGAACGCCTGCTGAGCCGCGCTGTTCTCCATCGGATCCCACGGGTTCGTGAGCTCGATGGTCCGGCCCTGCATGGCCGCGATACCGCGGCGCATCGTCTGCCAGGTGTCGAGCACCTTGTTCGCAGCCGTGTACAGCCCCGACTCATCCCCGAGGCCACCCGTGAGCGGCTGTCCGAGCTTCGACTTCGCAGCCGACGACAGCGGGACGATCTTGCCGCGGTTCGGGAGGCGGATGAAGCCCTCTCGGACGGAGACGAACTCAGCG